CACGCTCATTGTAGAAATAAAAATCCATATAATCTTCTGTGGCTTTTGTGTAGTATCTTTCACCGGGTAAACCAAAGTGTTCTATCGTATAACCACATACATCATTCCACTTATAATAAGTATCACCTTTTACCCAAGGTATACGAACCCTAGTAGCCCGCCTCTTTGATTGTATCTTTGACTCGCTTTGTAACATCCATATCTCGCTTAAATTTGATTGCCCACTGTTCTGGATTTATATAATCGATAATCATTTTAACATGACCTTCATTTAATGTATCTAGAAAACGGGTACCACTATCACTTTGATATAACAACCATGGACTTATCTTGCCCGTTGTGATAGCATAACATAGTTTGTTCGCGTTCCCATAACGCAACATATCATGTGGTTGTATGTTTGCGTCCTCAGACAATTTGATACAAGTCTCTACGCTACGATGTATCGCATCGAATGGATCTTCGTGTCGTAGATGTTCTACCAGATATTTTGTATATGTGCTATCAGCAGACCAATTGTCAATCTTGATCTGATTCTTCAACAACCAATCAACGAATCTACTGATGTTGATAGCATTGATACTCACACAGTAATTACCAAACTTCACAAACGCTATGTAATATGCGCTACGGATGAATTCTTCGTATGTGCGATTCTTCTTACCAGATGTGTTCTTTTTGTAGAATTCTAACCAAGTCTGAAAGCCTATCCTATTTCCTTGATTATCTTTTTCTAACCATCTGCGTTTGTTCTCGCAGATATGTTTCATCACTGTGCTTTCCCGCAGGAACTCACGCTTGCAAAACTCACAGCCAAACTTCACTGCATCAGTTGCCAAGGTCTCTTTCATATTGCTTAAGTTCGGTATCAGTAATAGTTTCATTTAGTGTCTCGATATCTGTTAGTTTCATGTTAGGAAACAATTCTGCTAATCTAAGTTTGCGTTTTTGATTTTGCACGAATGTTTCGCTCACGGCGTCAATGTCATCACTATCTGCTCTGGGATATATCTTCTTGTAATATTCTTTGATATCTTTTAGTTTCGCGGGTGTCTCTAGCTTGCTGACCTTTTGACTGATGCTGGGTATCCATTGATGGAACTGCTTACCCAGTCCTGGACTGCTTGCACACAACATCAACCATTGTAGTTTAGGATGCTTGTATACATTCTCATTCAAAAAATACTTATTAGCATACTCTGCTACGCTCATCACATAATAACGGCTCAATCCCTCGTTTGCTTTTATCGCACTCATCCATTGAATCATCATGTAGGGCACGAATTTCTTTTTCTGTTCTTCGGACAACCGATCATAATACTCATAACCTTTCTTGTCTAATGCCGATAGTGCATCAAACAAGTCTATGTCTTGTTTCTCAAACTTCTCATCAGTCGGGACTGCTGCTTTTCTCGTTGCCATAATTAAAACGCTTGACTATAATCTACTATCTCACAATTGCGGCTGATCTCTTTTACAAAATATATACATGCGGGTTTAGGACCATCTTCGATAGGTACACACAAGAATTGTCCGTTCTTCAATCTAGGAGCATACCATGTTACATCGTGGTATATATCAACTATCTCAATGGGCAAGAAATCAGGACTGAAACTACTCAAAGGATTGAACACAAACGCATTGAATCCCCTGTCGTTGATGCTTGTCAGTGGCAATGTCTCTAAGTCTCCATGTTCTTTCTCGCCGATCAATATCTGCCAGTCTACTGGCATCTTGATAGTATGCTTGCCGATCCTCAATACAAGCGCAGGTGCGTTGAAACTCTCTAAGAAGATTAATGGGATATAGTGATAATCCACGTTTGACGGGTTCGAATTGTCTAGGATAGCAAATCTAAAATCGTCTACTTCTTCAGGAAGATTTTCTAAATTATATTTTATGTTTTCTAAAAGGAGTATATTCATTTTCTAATTATATCATTTATATGTGAGTTTTTCTACGTCAAAAGGGTAGTTGGCCTCTTTGTAGAATGTTTTTCTTTGTGTGAGATGCCGTTTGGCAAACTTACAACTGCTTGTGATATCCCAGATTTCTACGTGATCTTTATCTTCGGCTTTGCGGATACCACGACCGATACTCTGTATCACCCGCACAAAACTCTTGCCCGGTTCGATAAGAACAAGGTTAAAGATTCTTGGGATATTGATACCCACGGCTGCGATTCCGTAAGTTGCTATTATGATTTTGTTAGTCGCTGTCGCGACCTCATCATATTGTTCTTTGCGTTCATCCATACCAGTGTTACCTGACACGAATACAACATCATATTCTGTTTTGAAGTCGCGCAATCTTTCAGACAATCTATTATGTAATTCTTTACCGGCTGCTACTCTATCGACAAGTATCAATGTGTTACCGCTGTTCTTGATCACATCGATCAATTGCGCGATCTTATCCAAGCGTTTATCATCTTCAAGCAAATGTTTCAGTTCACTTTGGTAATTAGAGAATTCTACTCCATCTTGCAGTTGCACGATGTTGACATGACATTGTGCTAGTACGCCCCTATCTTGTAATTCACTCGCGGATAACTTGTTAATGACATCACCAAGACTGATAAAGATAGCTTGACTTGCAAATTTCTCTTTAGGTATAGTACCAGTCAATCCCCAACGAATCGGGATGTTGCTCATCACACTAGTCAGTAGTTCTTTTAGTGCTTCTGCTTTGGCCATGTGAACCTCGTCAACCATGACACAGACTACATCTTCTAGGAAGTCACCAATATCAACTTCTGCCTCACCTGCTTTTGTTTTCTTAAGCATATTGTTAAGACTTTGCCAAGTACAGATCGTATGCGTCTTTCCATATTCTTTCCTATCACCGAAGTACACACCAACATCTAATCCAAGATTGATGTAATCTGCTTCAGTCTGTGTCACAAGGCTTTTGTTAGGAACTATAACAATGCTGCGACCATACTTTTCGATGCTATAACTCAATGCTGCGGTGATCAATGTCTTACCTGCACCTGTAGCAATCTCTTGTAGTGATTGCGGGTTCTTAAGAAACTCATTGATGATCGATATCTGATAGTCACGCAATACGACAGGTTGTCCTGCAACTGGATGACCTTCGGGCCAATTCTTATGTTTGAATGTCTCCTCGGACACTTCAGCGAAATTGAATGTTGTGCTGTATGTACGGAGATCCTCTAGTTCAATGTCATAGTCTCTGCTATCTATGAATGTAAGAATCTCAGGTAGTAGATTGACATAGCTACTGCCACCGAGGCTAAAGAAACTAACCTTACCATTCCATCTACCTAGACGTACCGCAGGAAGATACCTAGCACCGGGCACTTCGTACTCAAACATCTTTACCAATGCTTTCCGTTCAGTTAATTCAAGTCCTTCAATCTTACAATTGACCTCATCCTTGACGATTATTTTGCATTGTTTCATATTAGTACTTAGTATAACATAAAGTAATTATCTATTGCAAACATAAAGGCAAAAAAAGGGGAACATGTGTTCCCCTATAAAAGTCTATAAAGACTAAAAGCAATCTAATCAAGCGTTCTTCATGCAAGTTGCCTTTGCGAGTTCACGCCAGTTGTTCGGGCTGATCTTAACCAAGTCAGCAATCTTCAACACCATACGCAGACTGATCTCGCGCAATTGATTGCAGTTGGCCCACATGTATTCCATGATACCTTCTTCTTGCTCTTTAGTAAAATCATAGTCAACAAACAAGCCGGGGTCAGCATCACGATGGACCTGCTTGATACGCATCATCTTATCACGCTCGGTGTTGATAGTCAAATCCAAAAAGTGACAACGACTTTGCAATGCATCCAAGTGAGGTTGCATTCTGCTTGATTTCTTAGCATCAAACGATTTGTTTGTGATGAAGATGATAGAGCCGTGAAAGTTGAAAGTATTGGGCACTCCCTCTTCACGCAGAATACGTGAATCTTTGTTATAAGAGATACGCCGAACTTTACTAGAATCCAATGCACCTTTCAGGATGTTGACTGCATCTTGGTCATCCCAGATATCGCAATCATCAAACACCAGTACATTCTTAGCGTCAGAGTATTTGTAC